AGTTGCTGTAATAGTTTTAGGAAATACTTCCATAAGTTTTAAACCGTAACGCCTCACATCTTGCCTGTCTAATATATATATTTCCATAGAACCAGTATAATCTTTATAGTATCCTATGTTCCATGTTTGTTCATTGAACGCTTGTTTTTGCCAATTTTCAAAGAACACTCTTTCATCTAAACCAGAACTTGCTTGAAAATCTATTGAAATATCATCTGCATATGTTACACCTTCAACTATTTCTCTGTTTGGGCCATACACGTTTGATTCTGTAGAAGTTGTTAGTGTTCTGCCAGGTAACACAACACTCTCTACTCTCATAGATATGTCTCTTACGTTAGCACCTCTTTCTGAATTGGCAAATATATTTTCTTGACCGCCGCCACCTAATTTTGCTGGTGGTTGAATTACAACTTCATACCTATTCGGTATAGCATATCCTTCATTTGAACGAAATCCAGATAAGATATCATTTATCACACCAAAAGCTGTACCCTCTAAAAATTTTGCAACTGCCATTAGATCATTCCCCTAGAATCAGACCATACTTCTTTTGATGAAGCCTTCTTAAATCTCTGTACTGGTAACAATGCAGCCACCATAAATTCATCTGCATCCACTCTACGAAACTGCGACTTTGTTTGTCCAGACAAATATTTATGTATGGTTGGTTGTATTAGTTTTATTTTTTTAAGTTTTCTATAATCAACAATCAATTTTGTGCTTTCATCAAATTGTGTATTATTTGAATAATCAACCAATTTATCTAATAATTTAAGTCTTAATGGAATTGGTAGATAATGAAAGTTAATTCCAAGAAATCCATCAGAGTATGCTTCTAACGGTAATACTAATGGGAATGTATCGTAGTAAGGAAGTGTCTTCTTAAACTTAGGATCATAGAAGAACATATTCAACTTACCAATAAAAGGTTTATTGTTTCTTTTACCATCTCGTATCAAATCCATTGCGCCTGGCTTACCAAACTCTTTGATTTTATCTTTGTACCATTGAGTAGATTTTGGTCTACCTTTAGCTGCATCTAGAACGCTTTGTATAAATTTTGACTGTGCCATGTAACTATTTATACTTTATATTAAGGTGGTCTTCTGTTAATATCTTAAACTTCATATCATTATTATTACACCACTCTGTTGCATATTTCCACTTTGCTTCATTAATACCCCAAGTTTTAACTTCTCCATACCAGCTTCTAGTTTTTCTTTTAGGTTGTTCTGGTGGAGGAGAGCATTGTTTTTTGGGTTTAACTTCAATAATAAACTTCTTAATAGTTCCATCGGCTTGTTTAGTTTTTATATAGAAATCTGGAAAATAACGGTGTATTCTTCCATCCCAAGGAGATAAATAGGGTATGATGATCTCTTCACTACCCCATTCAAGTATAGAATTATTAGTATCACAATACACCATAAACTTTCTTTCCCATAAAGAACGATAGATTACATTTTGTGAATTACCAGTATATTTTTGAGGATTTCTAGGATTATATTTTCCTTTGTATGACATAACGTATAAATACTTTCAGTAAGAGTGTATAAGGATATTTAGACATGGCAATATTAACAGGTATTACAGGTGCCGTTCGATCCACAATAGCAGGAAGATTAAATTCAGCAGTGAGTGGTGGTATTAAAAGTGGTGTTGATTTTTTATCTGGTGGAGCTAAAGAAGCCGCTAATTCTGCTCTTAGTTCTTTACCCACAAAGAGTAAATTTACTACTAGTGTTATGTCATATCCATCAAATGTTGATTCTGATCCACAACAAGGTCATTATATAGTATTTAATATTAATTCATTCACGCCTGGCAAAGTAAACTCAACAGAAAATGACAAAGATTTTAATAAAATACAAAGTAAAGTCGTTCAAGGTAGTGATTTTGGATCAAGTCAAAGTTTCACAGATGCTACAAATAATCAAAACGCTGGTTCTGGAGAATTAGTTGGTCTATCATCAGCACCTGGCCCAGCAAAAGGTAAAGGAAGATCAATCTTAGCTGAGAAACCAACTGTCAGACTTGATGCAGCAATATCTTTATATATGCCACCATCTGTATCTGTTGAGTATGAAGTTAAATATGCAGATCAAGAAATAGGCACAATTGCTATGATGGGTAAAGAAGCAATAGAAGCATTTAGAGGTGCTGGTGCTGGTATGGAAGCTAAATTGACAGCAGTTGGTAATATTAGTGGAGCTAAAGAAGGTATAACAAATCTACTTAATGCTACTTTAGATGGTGTGGCATCAGGTGCTAGAGCTTTACAACAAATTGACAGTGGTAAAGTTATCACTCCTAGAATGGAAATGATGTTTGAAGGTGTTGGTAGAAGAAGTTTCTCATACACATTTAATTTTATACCCAAGAGTGCTGAAGAGGCTAAAACAATAGAAAAAATAATATACACTTTTAAAGAAAATATGATGCCTGAATATTCTAATAAAACTACAAGAAGAGAGATGAAAATTCCAAACACTTTTGATATTACATATATGTATCAAAATCAAGAAAATGGTTTTATTAATAAAATTTCAACTTGCTTTCTACAGAAGGTAGATGTTCAATATGGTGCAGATCGTTTTACTGCTTACGAACCTACAGAGTCTATGAGGGGTAACGGCCCTCCTCCACAAAAAAGTTCAATCACTTTACAGTTTACTGAAATAGAAACATTAAGTAAAGATATGATTAAGGAAGGTTTCTAATATGTATTTTGCAAATTTTCCACTCATAGTTTATGATTCTGTTGGTAATGGTGATTTTAAAATCGTAACTAACTTATTGAAACGTGTTGCTTTGAGAACAAAGGTAAGAACAAACACTCTTCTATATGATACCTATGATGTTAGGGATGGTGAAACTCCAGAGATGATTGCAGATAAACTCTATGATGATTCACAGTTACATTGGGTAATTTTGTATATTAATAATATCACTGACCGTTATCACCAATGGCCTATGGCTAGTAGTCAGTTCAATGCATTTGTTAATGACAAATACACAAATATAGATGCAATACATCATCATGAAATAGCACAAACTTCTGGTGATACCTCTATTAAAATTAATATAGGAACGGATACTACAGGTTACTCTGAAGCAGACCTTACTACGATAACAAACTTTGAGTTTGAAGTAGAAAGACAAGATAGTTTACGTAAAATACGATTATTAGATGGAGCTTATATAGAGCAATTTATAGAAGAATTTGAAACTCTTATGGGAGCAAGTGTGATATAATGGCAGGAATACAAGCCGTTGGTGATTTTGAATTAGTCAAAGCAGAAATAATTACTTCTTCTGGTATGGTAATAGATTTATCAGCATCAATACTTAACATAACTATTTTTGAAGATACTAGTATGACTGCTGTTACAGGAGACATACTGTTACAGGATTCTTTTGCTCTTACCTCATTAGGCCCTATTATCGGACAAGAATATCTAAAACTTAAAATACGAACACCATCCATGAAACAAGAGGAAGAAACTATAGATTTTACTGAAAATGTTCTTATCATAAATTCGTTGGAAAGTAGGGTACAAACTGGTAATAACGTACAGGTGTATTTGTTAAATTTCACTACATCAGAAATAGTAAGAAATCAAAGAAATAAAGTTTCTCGTTCATTAAAAGGTTCTTATTCAGACATTGTAAAAATTATGTTAGGTGAAGTTGATTGTAAGAAAAATATTTATGTAGAACCAACTTCTGGAAGCAAAAGAATTGTTGCACCAAACGTAAGGCCTTTTGATATCATAAAGATGGCAACTAGAGAAGCAGTATCAAAATTCTTCTCAAACCCCAACTATCTTTTTTATGAAACATTAAAAGGATACCATTTTAGAAGCTTATCAAGTTTATATGCACAGATTCCAAAACAAACATACACACAATTTGTTCATGGTTCTAGTGTGGATAAAGGTGGTTCTGTAAATATAACTAAAGAATTAGGAAATATTCTTGATTTTGAAATTATAGAAAATGCAAATAGTTTAACTAATTATACTACTGGAGTATATGCATCTAATCTTATTGTTCATGATATCTTCAGTAAATCATATAA